GATTGGAAGATCCTGCCCAGGCTTATGATGCTGGCAGTGACTGTGCTAACCTATCAGGCGGTGCATTGGTTCATGGCTTTAGACGATCCAAGCAATGCCCAGGCTGGTCTTGTGAGCGTCTGCATGGGCGCTCTGACAGGCTGCTTCGGCATCTGGATGGGCAAGGAGGTGAAGGGTGCTTAACATTATCTCTAGCCTCGCAGGATTGGCGACGACTTACATTGACAGCAAAGCCAAGATCAAAGCGGCAGAAGCCGAAACAAAGATGAAGATCGCCACAGGCGAGATCAGTTGGGAGCAGGCAGCGATCGAGGCCAGCAAGGATAGCTGGAAAGACGAGGCTTGGACGGTTTGCTTTATCGCGATCGTCGCCTGTAATTTCATACCACCGTTACAACCATATATGCAGATTGGCTTCGACAACCTAGCAGCCACACCGCAGTGGTTTCAGTGGGCCATGTATGCCAGCATCGCTGCCAGCTTTGGCATCCGCACAATGAAAGGGTTTAAGAAATGACGTTTAAATTATCTGCACGCAGCTTTAGCAACCTGGCAGGCGTAGACGAAGAGCTTGTCCAGGTCGTGAAACACGCGATCACTGTGACTAAGATTGACTTCGGCGTGATCTGCGGCGTGCGCACATTGGCAGAGCAGGAAGAGCTGGTTGCCAAAGGAGCATCGCAGACGATGAAGTCTAAGCACCTTGATGGCCTGGCTGTGGATCTGATGGCCTACACCAGCAGCGGCCGTGCCTCGTGGGAGCTGACGCTGTACGACGAGATTGCAGACGCTATGAAGGAAGGTGCAAAGGAGGTCGGCTGCGCTATTCGTTGGGGTGCCGCCTGGCACATTGACGACATCAGCAAGTGGGACGGCACAATGGAAGAGGCGATGAACGGCTACATTGACCTACGAAGGTCGCAAGGCCGTAGGCCCTTTCTTGATTGTCCCCACTACGAGCTCACGATCTAAGCGGCGGTGGGGCTGGTGCCATGCGGAAACGCAGCCCCACGCAAGTAGGTCGAGCAGGCGAGCACTACGTCTGCTTCTTGATTGAGCAGGCAGGCTTGGAGGCTGTCAGGGTGGATGGTCGTGCCGACTTGCACGTCACGCTGCCCAGCGGGCGTATTCTGCGGGTTGAGGTAAAGACCAGCACTAAAACGTACAATAGGGTGTACAAGTTCCACATAGGGAACAGTCGGGCTGACGTGTTTGCTCTTGTAGCTTTTAGCGACATGCCGATTGTGCGTTTCTTCACGACAGCGGATGCACCTAAGTGGAGCCTACCCATCGCTGATTTTACAGAAGACAGGCAGGCCCAAGATTTAGATTGGCTAACCGGCCTTAGCTAGCTTAGCCAGGTTTGCTTTAATCTAGATGAGCGGCAATAAACGTGCTAAAAGTAGGCAAAGGAGATAGCTATGCCTGAAACAACGAAAGACATCGGCGCAGAGAATACGTTCTCAGATGCGCTGCGCATTAAAGAAAACTTTAACCTGTCGATCTCTGGGACGTTCTCGGCAACTGTGACTGTCCAGCGTTCGCTCGACGGCGTTACCTGGCGTGATGTCGATACATTCACAGCCCCGATCGAAACCTACGGATTTGACCCTGAGCCGTTCTTCTATCGCGCAGGCGTTAAGACCGGTGACTATTCGTCGGGCACCGCGTCCGTGCGCATCGGCGATCCAGACTATAGGAACCAGTAAAATGTCAGACGGTTTGTATGCCAACATCCATAAGAAGCGTAAGCGTATTGCAGAAGGCTCTGGCGAAAAGATGCGGGAGCCTGGCACTGCTGGCGCACCAACAGCTAAAGCGTTTAAAGACAGCGCCAAGACGGCGAAGAAAAAGAAACGCAAATCGATGATGAGCTCATAATGAGCGCGCCGCCCGAAAGAACAGGCAACAGCCCACGCCGAGCAGCCTTCCTGCAACGCATGGGCAAGATGCCTGGGCCGACAAAGAAGAACGGCAAGGACACGCCGCTGCTCAAGGCTCTGAAGGATTGGGGGGCATCGTCCAAGCAAGAGGCCGTGCGCAAGGGTCGTCGGATCTCGATGATTAACAAGCGCAAAGAAGAGCGCAGCTAATGGGCTATGTAAACGAGAAGCTGTCGTCGCCGCACGCGATGCTGGAGCTGGTGCACAAGGGTGTGCCAGGTACAGGTGCGGTCAACATCTTCGGCTTCAATCGTACACTCGGCACAACATTCCAAACGCTGTGGAACCAGACAGGATCTTACGCCTTCCCCGGATCGGCTGTCACGATGGATGTGGTGTCGAGCAGCGCGTCGGACACAATGCAGGTTCTGGTCCAAGGCCTTGATGCTGACTACAAAAGCGTGGCGGCTGTCGTAACGCTAAACGGCACGACACCTGTAACGACGACGCAGACATTTCTGCGCATCAACTCCGCGCTGATCCTGGCAGGCAGCAACGTCGGCAACATCACGATCAGCAATGGCGGCACGACATACGGGTTTATTGAGGCAACGATCGGCATCACGCAGGCTTGTGTGTACACAGTGCCGGCAGGCTTTGCCTTGTATCTTTTCCGGCTAGATTTCACGTCCGGCACAGTCAACAACAACAAGTATCTGACTGTGCGAAACGTCGTATCAACAAGCACCGGGCGTACGCTGCGTGTGGCAGAGGCCACATTCCAAAACAGCCAGGTTAGCTTTGACCGGCAGGTGCCTTTCCGGATTGCAGAGAAAACTGACTTCCAGTTTGAGGGCAAAAGCAGCAGCTCAACAAACGAGCTGAGTGCTTTTATCGAAGGAATATTGGTGGAGAACTAGGATGCCTGAGCAACTAGAACGTAGCTTGATGAACCAAGCAAAGAAGAAAGGTCTGACTGGGGAAGCCAGAGACCGCTATGTTTATGGTACACTGACACGAGTGGCTGGCCCGAAAGGCAGCAAGAAAGCAGGAGAGACTGGCGATGTACGGAAAAAAGCAAAAGCCTAAAAAGAAATCCATGATGAGCGGAGGTTACGGCAAGTAGCCCCCATCATTACTTTAATGCTTCGAGGTTCTTCTGGTGCAGGGAGATCCTGGCTTCCGCGTTTGTGATTGCTGTCTCAAACGGCACGATGTCGCCGACAATGTCGTTGTTTGCGATTAGGTAATCAATCCGAGCGCGCATCCGATCAATAAACTTGCGCTCGCATATGATTTCAAACTCAATCTCTTCTTCGGTCACCGGTGTTTCTCCATGATTGCATCCGCGTGTGCATCACGCACGATCTCTAGGACGACTTCAGCGAGCGTATCACACCCGTAGTCTTGCGCCTGGTGGGCAAGCCAGATCTGCTGCTCGCGCGTTAAGTTCCCAACCAGGTAACCCATCGTCCCCCTGTTGAGGTAGTACATTGTCCCGTCGCTCAGCGGCGATGCCGGCTTGAGCGGAGGCACAGCCCCGGTCTGCCGGCCGCGAGATACTGCACACGAAACCAAGGAATACTTTACACCCAGGGCAGCAGCGATCTTCTTGGTCGGCTGCCCCTCGTTGTACATGCGCCAGATCGTTTTCGTTCTATCCAGTGTCTTAGCGGGCATTACCATTTGTCTCCAAATACCTTGCGGAAGATCTCGTCCAGCATGTCTTCCATTTCTTTTTCTGTCATTGCTTGATCCTGTCTATTGTACATCATGGAACCCCAAACTATAACATCCGAGCAGGGCGCTACATCAGAACCCACACAAACCGTGGTTTTGTTTAGGTTGAGACGCTATCAAATTGCGCCACAGTTCGACGCTCTTCACCGCGCCCTGCACGATCACTCCCCGGTTTCGTCGTAGTACTGGTCAAGGGCCGCAGCAACAACGATATCAGCGGCACCCAAGGAATTGCGTTCTGCCTGGCGGGCGATCCAAGTCTGGAAGTCATACGACTGGCGCTGTAGCGAGGCCCTCAGGTTTCCCGTGCCAATCTGCCTCCACTGCACCCGTGGCTGCCTTGCCGGCGGCAGGTCGCCCAGATCACGGGCCTTCCGGATGAAGTTGTTTGTAGCGCAATACGAGATGCCTAGCTCACGGGCAATCTCAACTTGGTTTAATCCTCGCTCGATCAGCGCCTGTACTTGCGGCAAGCGGGTGGCATACTTCGGCCCCTTCTGGTGTGCCTTGCTCATTTACTTGTCTCCCTTTCTATAATCCGCAGCAGCGCCAAGCATTCCTCTGCCTGCTGCTTCAGGTTTGGTCTGCCGCGTGCGTCCGCAGCTTGCTTAATGACGCTCAAGTTCTGCCGCAGCAGTTTGACGGCGGCTTGCATGTTGTCGGTCATGGTTGTGGCCTCGCCTTTGGTCTAACTGTCCAACCCGATGCTACGTCCAGCTCTTTGCAGCCGACATCTACGCCGAGTGGGATGTCATACATCGCCTCACCGCACGCTCGCATTGTTGTGAATACTTGATACTCGCCTGTCGGTTCATGTGTGATCGGTGCGATGAGGTACAGGATCGCATAGAATGTCATGACAGCACCAGCGGCAAAAACATGAGAGCATAGAAGATGCCGAACAGGCACAGCGCGCCGATGATGTCTTCGATCCAGTTACGCATCGTCTTGTCCTTTCAGTTCCTCAATCTTGGCCTCCAATTCCTCAATGTAGTTCGCCGCCTTCAATGCCGCGTCCACATACTCATGCACATACGTCTCGCGGCCCTCGCACAGATCTTCAACCAGATCGCACAACGACTTTACGACTTCCTTACTCATCGTCTTCATCCTCTACTTCAATCTCGCCTATCCCTAGGCATGTCTCACACTGATCGATGTATGTGTCGAGGTAACCGCTCGGCACCGAGAAACTCATAGGCACAGCAACCTCATACTCAGCGTAGCCTTTGCCTTTGCACTCAGGGCATTCAACTGTGACTTCCATTCTAACCTCCTTTGGTTCTGCCTCTTGCTAGCAAATTACAACCAGCATTGCTAGCAAAAAATTAGCGCTTGATTAAAAAACTTGCTAGCAGTATGTCTGTCATCACGCTAGCAACAGTGGAGATTAAATTGAAAGAGAGCAAGGAGCAGTGGAACCATCGCATCCGCGTCGAGCTTGCTGACGGAATGCGGCAAGTGCAGCAAAAACGGCAAGGCAGCTACACCATGCGTGAGCTAACAGAAGAGGCCATTGTTCTGTACCTCAAGTTCAACGGCATCAAAATTAAGGACGCAGCATGACAGTCTTTATCGGCATCGATCCAGGCTTTTCCGGCGCGATCGCCTTTTACTGGCCGCAAGGCAACCGCATCGAAGTGCACGACATGCCTGTCTACTCTAACGCAAAGGGCAAGACAGAGATCAACCTGTACGAGCTGCACGACATCCTCGCACCGGAAAACGACGAGCCGCACCTGGCAATGATCGAGGCTGTTCACGCGATGAGAGGCCAAGGGGTCACATCCATGTTCAGGTTCGGCCAGTCATACGGAGCAACACAGATGGCCGTGGCAGCACACAAGATCCCAATGCAGTTCGTCACCCCTGCCAAGTGGAAGGCATACCTTGGCCTGAGCCGTGACAAAGGCGTTTCCCGCAGCCTGGCAAGCCAGAGGTTTCCAGAGCAGGCAGACTTATTCAAACGGGTCAAGGATGATGGCAGAGCAGAAGCCGCCCTCCTGGCCGTCTACGCAAAGGTATCAGCATGAGCAACGGTTTCAAAAAACACGGCATCAAGCACCTATCAGCATCCAGCATCAACCTGTGGACAAACGCACCAGATGTCTGGGTCGCAAGCTACCTTTTCGGCAAGCGCGGTCCAATGTCGGCAGCCGCAATGCGTGGCATCTGCACAGAAGACGCAGTCGTGGCATACCTGACAGGCAAGCTGCACAAGGCAGGCGCGCTTGACCAGGCAATCCAGAAGTTTGACAAGACATTCCCTCTGGGAGACGAGAAGACAACAAAAGAACGCGCCATGATCGAGCCGTGCATGGAGCTGGCCCTGCAAGAGCTTGAGCCATACGGCGAGCCTGAGTTTCCCGAAGAAGGCCAAGAGAAGATCAGCATCACAGCCAAGACAGACGACTATGAGATCCCGGTCATCGGTTTCCTAGATCTTGTCTTCCCGCAGCACGGCCTAGTGATCGATCTGAAAACAACAGGCCGGATGCCCAGCACAATGTCGGCAGAGCACCAGCTTCAACGCGCGATCTACCAAAAGGCGCGTGGCAACCAGGCAGTCAAGTTCCTGTACGTCTCACCCAAGAAGACAAACCTGTTGGAAGATGGCGATCCGACAGAACTACTTGCCCGCGCAAAGAAGCAGATCAGCAGACTGGAAAAGCTGTTGCGTGCCGGCAGTAAGCAAGACATTGCAGAAATTATTCCCGTCAACCCAAACACTTTCTACTGGAATGGGTCTGAGCATATCAGAGAAGAGCTCTACGGGTTTTAATCCCAGCGCAGGGTCACGCGCACAACAATCCCAACAATCAAACAACGTAAAGGATACAACATGTTTGAACTAGATCTTGGAAACAGCGGCGAAAGCGGAAGCGTCTTCCTACAGTGGTCGGCACGCGGCACGCAGGATGGGGCAGTCAGAGCCCGGCAGTTCTACCTGCGCGAAGGTGTAGCCAAGGACGAATATGCCGAAGCACACACCACCGGCTTCGTCATCGATCTAGATAGCCTGAAAACTGGATGGCAAAAATCAGAAGGCATCGCAGGCGTTGCGCCGGAATGGAAGTGGAACCCATCGGTCAATCAAATGCTGCCGAAACCAGGCGATGACTACAAGAAAGGCTTCTCGGTCAAGTGCGCTATCGGGTCAGGCAAGGTCGCCATGTGGGAGCAGGCAGGCGCAGGCGTCTGGTCCGCACTCACAGATCTGGCACCCATGCTCCGGGACCAACCAGCAGCCGGGCAGATGCCGCTGGTAAAGGTCAAGGACGTCAAGGAGCTCAAGTTCACAAAAGGCGGCACAGCCTATCCGCTGTTTGAGATCGTCAAGTGGGTGGACAAGCCTGACTGCCTGAAAGAAGGGGCAGCCGCAGGCATTGCAGTCGAGCCAACACCGGCACCAGCTCCGCAGCCAGCACCCGCTCCGGCATCAGCACCGCTTGACGCAGAGTTCTAAAAAAATGCCCTGGCGTTGCAGAGCGCCAGGGCAGTTACGGGAGGAAGAAAATGAAAAGGGAAACGGAAAGCAAAATGGAATTAGCCCCGCAGTCCGAAGTCATTAATCAATTTATATCACAGATCACCGGCAATTGGAAAGACGTTGGGCAACCTTTAATTGAAATACGGGCGATCGGGCAAACAGGATCAGTCACACCAGCACGATTTAGCGTCAACAGAATTGACGAAGCAGTCGCGCACGCCGAGGCCATGAACAAGGCCAAGCAAAACATCTACATGTGCATCAACCCGATCGATCCGATCAAACCCATATCGTCAGGCCGAGGCGCAAAGGACGGAGACATCCTGGCAGCCTTCTACTGCTTCGCAGACGCAGACACAGAAGGCGCAATGGAAAACATCCTGTCATTCGCCGGGCCCAAATTCACAATGTCAGTCAAGACAGGCACGCAGCCATTCGCCAGAGGCCACGCATACTGGGAACTAGAAGAGCCAGTCTACAACATGGACGCATGGCGCGACGTGCAAAAAGCCATCGCATCAAGCCTGCAAACAGACGCAGCCGTCATCAACCCAAGCAGGATCATGCGCGTGGCAGGCACAGTCTCATGGCCCAATCAAAAGAAACAAGAAAAGGGATACGTCCCTGAGCTGGTCTCAATGCGTACGCAATTCAGTACGGATCGAGACCCCGTACCATTTGAACGCATGATGCGCGCCTTCCCAAAGGCAGAGCCAGCAGCCAGCCCAGTCGAAATAGACCTGGGCCAGCAGGCAATGGACCGACAGATCGCAACGCAAAATGTCATGGCCGGCGATGACTGGCACGTCAACATGATCCGCCTCGTTGCGTCATACGTTACCAAAGGACTGTCGGACGAGGAGATCCATGCAATCACCGACAGCTTCACGCTGTCAGGCTACTCGGTAGACGACACCCGCAGAGAAGTGCAGAAGGCCATAGACGGCGCAAGAGACAAAGGCTGGACACCAGAGCCAGACCCGGCAAAGGAACGCATAGAGCAGCAGAACGGTCAGCTACAGGCCGACGACGGCTTCCAGTGGCCCACACCCTACGACACGTTCGACGGCCTCACGCTGCCCCGCAGAGAGTGGATCTACGGCTACGACTACATCAAGAAATACATCAGCGTAACAGCATCGGCAGGCGGCGTCGGCAAAACATCTGCAATCATCGTCGAAGCACTCGCGATCGCAACAGGCAAACCCCTGCTCGGCACGACAGTCAAAGAACAAACAAACGCATGGATCATCAACCTCGAAGATCCCATCGTCGAAATGCAAATGCGCACAGTCGCAGCCATGCAGCACTACAACCTCAAGCCTGAAGATGTCAGAGGCAAACTCTTCATGGATGGCGAGGACACCATGCAGATCACACTTGCGGCAGAAAGCAGAGACGGCATCATCACAAACGACACGCTCCTAAAATTCATGGCCGACAAAATCAAAGCCAACGACATCGGCGTCGTCATCTTAGATCCATTCGTCTCAGCTCACCTCGTAAACGAAAACAACAACGGCAGCATCCAGGCAGTGGTTGCCATGCTGCGAAAGCTGGCACGCGATACCAACAGCTCAGTCCAGCTCGTGCACCACATCCGCAAAACAAACGGGGACGATGCAACGATCGACAGCGTCAGAGGCGCAGGCAGTCTGATCGGAGCAGCACGAGCAGCCAGGGTCATCAACCGAATAACACCCGAAGACGCGATGTCACTAGGCGTTGATGAGCACGAAGCACTCGGCATCTTCGCAGTCGATGATGGCAAAGCAAACCTTGCACCACCGTCAAGCAAACGAACCTACAGAAAGATGCAATCAGTAGAAATCGCAAACGGCGAGCTGATCGGCGTCGCAACAGAGTTCAAGATGCCAGACATGTTCGACGGCGTGACAACCAAGCACCTCTACGACGTGCAGAGAAACGTAGGCAAAGCCGAGCAAGACGGCAACGCGTACCGCTCAGACGTCAGGGCAAAGAACTGGATCGGAGAAGCCGTGGCAGACGTGCTACAGCTCAATCTCGAAAAGCCGGCAGACAAATCCAAGGCAAAGGCAATCGTCAAGCAGTGGATCACATCACGCAGCCTCAAAGTGGCAGACATCCCAAACAAACGAGCAGGCAGAGATGTGCCGTGCGTCATCGTCGGTGAGTGGGTGAACTGGGAGGAGGTTTGATGCAACATTACAAACTGCCAGAGGGCAACGTACTAATCAGCTTTAGCGGCGGCAGAACCTCCGGCTACATGCTGAACCAAATTCTAGAAGCCAATAACGGTCTGCCAGACAGAGCAAAGGTCTTGTTTGCCAACACAGGGCGCGAAATGCCCGAAACATTAGACTTCGTACAAGAATGCAGCGAGCGATGGAATGTGCCAATCACATGGCTGGAATACCGAAAGCCAATGCCCAAGTTTGAAGTCGTCAATTACAACGCAGCAGCCAGAAATGGCGAGCCGCTTGAGGCGCTGATAAGAGCAAACAAGTACATTCCAAACACAATGCGCAGGAAGTGTACTGAAGAGCTAAAGGTTAAAACCATCAAGCGATACCTTGTTAGCCAAGGCTGGAAGCACTGGACAAACACAGTTGGTATTCGTGCTGATGAAGCCAGGCGTGTCAAAGACAGCAAGGACAACCGCTGGACAAACTGGTTTCCTGTTTACGATGCAGGAGAAACAAAGATGGATGTCGCAGAATTTTGGACCAAGCAAAACCTTTCGTTCGACTTGCAACTGCCGCTCATCAACGGCGTAACACCTCAATCAAATTGTGATGGCTGCTTCTTAAAGAGCGAGCTTAAACTTGCAGAGATGTGGCGAGATCACCCAGACCGAATGCAATGGTGGGCAGACTTGGAAAAAGAGTTCGGTCACACGTTTAGATATGACGGAGTTTCCTATCAAAACATCAAAGACAACCTGGATCGTCAGGGCGACTTTGTTTTCGATATCGAAGGCTTCTTTTGCCAAGCAGATGACGGCGAGTGTACAGGGTGATTATTGCCTTCCACAGTTCCACAGTTGGTCTGCTTGAACTGTGGAGGAACTGCGGTAGTGTGGAGAAAAAGGCCACAAACAAAGTCACCACAGTAGTTGTATGTATATAACATACTACTGTGGTGACTGTGGATTAAGTGAAGATCGTGGAAAATGAAGTGTGGAGGATCTGAGATGGCAAGGCAGCCTGGCAGACAAAAAAGACAAAAGAAAGCAGATCGGATCATCAGCGGGCATCAAAGCAAAGATGCAATCATGATCGATTATGCGGTGGCTCCGGTTGATCGGCTGGCAAACCAAATGGACGAGAAGTGGGGCATCGATGTGCTGCCAGAACTGGTAAGCGTCGAGACAGCGCAGAAGTATGGCAGCGCGGTTGCCAAGATGAACGCTGCGATCAGCAGCGCGGATGTCGAAGAGTGTAAGCTGCGCTGTGAGGTCGTCATCAGGGGTTTGAGGGCCATGGATGCCGAGGCAGAGCAGATGGGTGCTCAGAGAGCCTCTACGGACGTCTGGGAGGTCGAAGTGGACGGCCAGGTGTTCGGGGTCATGAAAGACGGACGGAGCTGGAAGACGATCAAGGATCAGCGCCCAGAGATGGAGCTGCTCACGCTGCGAGAGGTAGCGCTGGCATACGCTTGGTTCCGAGACAGCAAGGCTGGTGAGTTTGAAAAGGCGGCCAAGCAATCATTCCCTGGCGCAGAGGTGATCGACATCAAGGGCAAAACATTTGAAGACGCGATCCCTTTTTGATACGTTGAGCGCAAACATTGAGAGGCCAGCATGGGCAAGAGCAGAACAGTAAACGCCGTGGTCATGGAGAAGATCGTTGACCGATTGGCGCAAGGCGAAACACTTGTAGAAATCACCAAGGACCCAAAGATGCCGACGTATCGTGCGGTGACTAGGGCTGTTGCTGGTGACGATGAGATGTGGGAGCTGTATCGCAAGGGGCGTATCTTGCAGGCAGAGTTCTATGCGGATCGGATCAATGGGCTGGCAATGGAGCCGTTGCCGACGGACGGGGATGTTCGTCATCTGAACGCAGAGGTGAACCGGCGTAAGCTAGAGATCGATACGTTGAAGTGGACGACAGCGCGCAACCAGCCATTCGGTAT